GACCAGCGACAGATGCGCCCGGAGGCCTGCCTCCGTGGTCTTGAGCCGGTGCAGCCGCGCCTGTTCGGCGATGACCAAGCGCTTGCGTTCGACCGGCCAGTCCGGGTTCCACAGGTCGACCGAGCGTTCGAGCGCCAGAAAGGGCAGAAGCTCCTCAGGGCAGAGCCAGGGATCCGTGACGTCGCTGACGAGATGGGCGGGAAGATCGGCTCCCCTGGCTGCCGCCAGCGAGACGCTCCTCTCGAACTCCGTGACGTTGCGCGGGAGAAGATCGACCTCCTCAGACATCGCGCACCACCACGTTCACCGTGATGCCGGTGCAGTACGGGGCCTCATCCGGCTTGACGAAGATGTCCGCGACCGGTGCGATGGCCTCGACCCGCTCGGCATTGGGGACATGGGCCGCGCGCCAGAGACCGGACGCTGCGACCGTCACCCCGATGCGGTGACGCTCGTCCACATAGGCCTGGAGCGCGGCAAGCGCGTTCGCCTTCACCGAGACAGGATCCTGGCCGAGCGCCACATGCACCGTGACGGCGACGGCATAGGGCGCGATCCTCGCCCCGACAACCGCGATCACATCGGTGGCCGGCGCCCCGTCGTCAGCCAGCAGCTTGGCGCGGACCTTCTCGATGGTCTCCAAGGCAACAGCGCCCTGCCCCGTGTTTCCGAGCAGCACGACATCGACATGGCCCCGCCCCCGCGCCACCACACCGACGTCCTTCAGCGCGGGAAAGGCCGCCTGGAGTGCCAGGAATCTGTAGGAACCCACCGTTCCGCCATGCGGCATGGCCTCGGGCGCCAGCTGGGTGCGCCGGCGGAGCGAGGCGTCGGTCTCGCCTTCGAAGCGGCTCACCCCATAATAGACGGCGATGGCATCGAGGTTCGCACCCGCAGCGAAGGCCAGCATCCTCTGTCGCGCCGCATCGTTGATGCGGGCGCGCAACAGCACCTCCCGGTAAGCGAAGACCTCGATCAGCTTCCTTGCCGGTTCGCTCTCGAGGTCGATGACGCCCACAATGGCCGGGAACCGCGAGACGAGGTCATCGCGCATCGACATGACGATGGCCTCGATATTGAGGGTCTCGACGACGCCGGGGTATGGCAACGAGGCGAGGTCGAAGACGGCAAAGCGCGTCATGCACTCTCCTCCTCGCGGATGATGAGCCCGGCGGCATTGACGTATCCGTTGACCCTGCGGGCGCCCTCGACCGTGTAATCCCCGAACACCGCCCGCGGTCGGTACTCGCCATCAAGATAGAAGTGCAGCGCACCCTCGCGCGTGGCCTTCAGTACCTTGATCTCGGTGACCCGGAAGCGTGGCTCCCACTGCTCGATGGCGGACGTGATGGCGACGAAGAAGGGGGTCACTTCATCGGGCGTGATCAGCTGGCCCAGCAGGTTCGGCACGAAGGAGCCGTACCATTCGCGGATGATCCGCTCGCCGAAGCCGGTCGTGAATATGTCCGAAAGGGACTGCAGCACATGTTCCCAGCCGGTCAGTATGGCCCCCGTCGATGCGTTGAAGCCCACGGAAGGATTGGTGATGCTCATTCACTGAAGCCCTCCCGTTCCGCCTCGGCCGCCGCCCTGATGCGCGCCCCGATCCAGCGCATCACGTTGACCGCCATGGAATTGCCGAGCGCCCGGTAACGGGGGCCGTCCGGGCAGTCTTCCGCCGGCTTCCTCTTCCACGGAATGCGCGTGTACCCCCTCGGAAATCCCTGGAGTGACTCGCACTCCTCCGGGGTCAGCCGGCGAACCGCCATGCTTGCCGCTACGACCTCGCTCTCGAAGCCGCTGGTCTGGTTGGAACCGACGCCGAGCGTGTCGGCCACCGCCACGCAGGGAGCGGCATCGCCCTTCCCTGTCCCGCCCGACTGTGCATTGAGCGCGTTGACGACATCGCCCATGCCGCCCCGCCCGTTCCGCGCAATCCTCGGCTGGAAGGCATAGGCGGCGACGCCGGGCACGAAGGCGGTCGAGATCGTCGGCGAGGGATCTCCGTCATCTCCGAGCCCCAGTCCCTGGCGGTTCTGCTTATCCCTCTTGTCCGGATCGCGGCCGGCATTGCGAAGGTCCAGCGGATAGGCAACGCCATGCCGCGCCCCGGCCTGCAGGGTGAACATGGGATCGCCGTCCTGTCCGATGCCGATCCCGGCCCTGGGGTCATCGGTGGAAACGCCCGTGCGCTTGCCGACCTCCAGCAACGGAACGGCCACCGCCATCTGCCCGCCGCCATTGGCATGGCTCGCATCGTGCGGCATGGCGCGGAGTGTGGGCGCCAGCTCTTCGGTTGCATCCCCACCATGGTCCTTCGCGGAGAAGGCAATGGCCGGAGGCTGGCCGCCCCCGTTGCTGCCGACCTTCAGCGGCGGCGACACATCCGGCGGCGGGAAGTTGTCGCAGCGGCTTTCCGTCGAATAGAAGGCCTGCACCGGCACCAGCGGCGTGCCGCGGCCCGTGCCGTCCTCACTTGCATCGAACCCTTCGGCGCGGAGCGCGTGCGTGACAAGGGTCTCGGTCTCGTAGTCCTGCCGGCCCATGCCGCCGGCGTTCAGGCAGTGGGAGATCTCTCCCGTCGATGCCGCGCCGACGAGTCCCGCGCCGCGCTGGCTGAACAGTTCCTGGTTGCTGTAGCCGATGGCCCCGGTGTTGAACGACTGGTTCAGGGTGGGGTGCGGATGTTCTATGCCGTCCCAGTGGTTGCGACGGTCGCCAGCGCCTGGTGCAGCATCGGTGGCAGCGTCTTGCCGCGTTTCCCGGCGCGGCGGAGAATCCCGGCGCAGGCCTTCGAACTCAAGAAGAACCGCGGCGGGATCGAACCCCTCTCGAGCACTTGCGACAACGAACACACGGCGGCGTCGTTGGGCCAGTCCGAAATACTGGGCATCGAGGATCCGCCACGCGACTGCCCGCGAGGGTCCAAGAGCCAAACCGGCGTTCGTCCATTTTCCCCGTGGCGGAACGAAGGGGGCGTCCTCGCCAGAAAGTCCCGAGAGGAAGCAGCCGAAGGCGTTGTCGCGGACCGAGAGGACGCCGGGCACGTTCTCCCAGAGGACGATGCATGGCGGGAGACCGAGACGGGCGCGTCGTTCGTCGATTGCATCGGCAAGCCTCACGAATTCGAGGGAAAGATTGCCCCGGCTGTCATCGAGCGAGCGGCGGAGGCCGGCAACGGAGAAAGCCTGGCAGGGCGTTCCGCCGACGAGGATGTCGGCATTCGCGATCCAGTCTTCGTCGCGCAGCACCGTGAAGTCACCGTGCAGCGGAACATGGCCGTAGTGATGGGTGAGAACGGCCCGCGCGAAGGGCTCGATCTCGGAGAAGGCCAGCGCCCGGAAACCCAGCGGCTCCCAGGCAACCGTCGCGGCCTCGATGCCTGAGCAGACGGAAAGATAGGCGAGGTTCAAGCGGGAGACCGCTTCGTCTTGCGCGCTGGATCGGGAGCGGCGGCGTCATCTGCAGGACACGGTTCCGGCGGCGGGTTACCCGTCTCCTGTGGGAGTGGCCCGGCGACAGCGGGAGTAACGGACAAATCGATCAACGTTCCGAGGCGCAGTTCGTGGGCCGCCTGGCGTTCGGAAAGCTCGAGGACGGTTCCGACCCCGGAGTTTCGGAAACCCGCGACGAAGGGGCCCGCCCTCTCGGTGATGGCGTAGCGTGGCATCGATTGCTCCTGTGCAAGAAAATCAGTTGGCGGGAACGTCCGTCAGGTCGCCGCCGGACACGACCCCGCCGTGGATATGGCTGGAGCCGATGTTCTTCCCGTCATGGGTGACCTTGCCGCCGGTGATGGCGACGCCAGAGGACGAGACTTCGAGGCTGACGCCGCCAACCCTGATCGTCACGGCGGCGGACGTGAGCCTCAGGGTGGCGGCGCCAACAACGACCTCACAGAGGTCGTCCCTGATGGTCGCGGTGACATTCCCGTAGGTGAGGACGTTCTCGTCGCCCTTGGACGACGGTGACCTGTTGTGGTCGCTCCACGTCATTGGCAGCGCCACGGCCTGCTGCCAGTCTCCATTGGGCGAGAGCGTCGTAAACTGCTGTCCCTTCGACGGCGGCGTGTGAACTTTCAGCGCCCCTGCGATCTGGGCGTAAGGCACCCAGGGGGACAGGAAGGGCTTCCCCTCGACATCCTTGCCGAAGTTGAGGCGCAGCCGCTGCTTGCCCGCG